CAGTCGTGTTTTTAATCCTGGTTCACGCTTAAGTAGTTCTGCAATCTGATATATGTAAAAGCAGTAGTCAACCGCACCCAACCTAATATTAAGTAACACATCATTTATGAAGCCAGCGTATCTACCGTATAATGTTACACCATCGTATATAGGTTGCGGGTCTGTAGAGGCTCTTGGCTCACTACACAATGTTTTAAGTTTACTTCGCCGGATTTTCTCATCCTTTATAGGTGGTACTTTCTTTTTCAGAATAGAGTAGTAGGGTTGCCACTGTTCATCTGTCCATGTACAACATGGTTGTGCTGCACGAGGGTTGACTCTTTTGTAGAGTTCTTGGTGTTTATGGTGTTTAATTGTTGTTTGATTCATATGTTATGCTGATTCCTCCTTGATTATTTCTTCTTCGTTATCTATTGTGGTATCTAATAGATTATCAATCACTGTTTCCATCAAAGTCCGAGCTTCTTCATTATGAGAAACCACATCCATCGTGTATGCTTGTTCATATCCGTTATTAAAACAGAAGTCATCTACAATCTGAGAAAGATAATCTTTATCATATGTATTACTAAATTCCGAAAATAGAAGGGAATAAGTTCTGGTATATTTTGCATCATCTGGATAATAATAAGTACGAATTTCATCAATTTTCGGTTTTACCTTGCTCAGCCATGCTGGAAACATTGGTGAAGAATATCGTTTGGTTTTCGTATTGGATTGTATAAAGTCACAAAGTATTTTAGACATATCCATGATAGCAGTCACTAAATCGGATTGAGTCATCGAATTTTGAGATTGCGGATTTTCTTTATGGATATAAATATTCGATAGCACATCTTTTACATTTAATTGGTAATTAACAAGTTTGGTTGCTAAAGCTGGATTATCTTGTTTCATTTTCGGCGTGATTCTAATTTTAGCCAACCATAAAGGAAGATAGTCTATGTTAATTCCTAAAGTTTCATTATTTTGATCAAATACCCCTATTGCAAATTTGCAACACCCCTTCTTTAACACTTCATCTTTTTGCAAATTTGTAATTTGTCGCTGTTTTTGTCCCTTGGTTAGTCCCACATTATCGCATACTAAACTCGCTCCTACATATATACACCCATCAATATTCTGAGTTGTCTGAATAGTATCTCCGTTAAATTCAATTGTTTTTACTTCTAATCCTGTTGTCATATTTTTGTTTTCTCCTTTATTTACATTCGTTTAATTTGTTTTCGAGTAATGGTATATCTTTTTCTTCGCCTCTTTTAAGTGCGTCTTTTGCTAGTAAATCATTGTATTTTTTACAGTCTTTTATCAACCTTCTTATTTCTTTAGGATTATTGATATAGGTTTTTGCACCATCGAGACAGGCATCGTACCTTCTGGTAATTCCCGACTTCCACTTACTGACATTGGTAGCAAATGCACCATATAGACCCAGAGAACCCCGATTACAATTTTTTACCATCTCGTCCTTGTCTTCAATCCTACTGTAGTAATTATTAGTAAGTTGTGCTGAATGACCATCTTTGTATTTTCCAGAGTTATGAACGGCTATAATATTTAATCGCTTCAGTTCCTTTATATAGACGGGTATAGTAGCAGTGCTGAAGCCCCATGTAGAATTCATATAGGCGTGAGAGCGATTGGAATATTTCAGTGTATGATCTACAGAGGTGAGTAGTAATAGGTAAAACTGCACGAGGTTATAGGGGTCAACATTCTGCGAATCCCTAAAGATGCTTTGGATTTCTGATAAGGTACACATTATCCAGTTCGTAATACTAACCATTCCTAATTCACGTTGTTTCGTTTCCACCCTAAGATGTTTACCCTCTAATATATATATGCCACATTTGTCGCTAATATCGCTGCGACTGACTATCTGTATGTATGATTGTTCGTGTAACCATTCAAAGGCAGAATTCATCTTTTTGATAAAAATATCATCTTTGCTGTTGGATATTATTTTTCTGAATATCATATAGTATACAGTTTGGACATTCACATACACATATCGCTTGTTGGGTCTGTAGTATGAGTTTAATAACAGTGCCAACAATAATGTCGCTGAGTCTGGGTACGACCTACTGCCATTTCCGTAGTATAAGTACAGATTTTCGTTTTCGTTTCCTTGGTTCAATTTTTCACCTCCTCTCAATTTTGCTATGGCTAACTCGTTTCAACCGTATATTTGCAGATGCCATAGTAAAATTCGCTATGGGGTATGCCGTATTTGCAGTTCAAACGATTAGGTATTATAAGTAAATATATAAGTAAATCATATTGGAATTTCTGAAATTATTTATCCTAATATATTTCCAATTCTAAACTATGTACTATCATCTAAATCAATATTTAGTAATGGTACTATCTCTGACCTATACCAATACTGTAAGAAGCAGTAGATTAACTTGTAGTCTGTGTTATCTCTGTTCTTATTATCCCTGTATCTGTATGTAGATGTAATCATGTGTAATAGCTATTCTCCTTTCCAAGTTGTTGTAATTAGTAAGTAGTTAAGTAAATGACTGCTGATGAAATGTAAAAGCAACTATGTGAAATAATTGAACTTTTGAACCGAAGATAAAATCTAGTGTTAGCTTAGTACTGATACTCAAATGTGTATGTGGGTGTGTTACAGATATGAATAATCTGTAATCTATGAGATACCAATACTAAAACTAAGTGAACTAGATAGTTGTGTGCTACATGAAAAATATCTTAATGAAGCCATAGATGATACTTGCGACAACAGGAACAATTAATATACTCTTCAGCCATGCTGCTGTATCAAAATATTCATTTCCTCTTTTGTCTATTTTCCAGAATGTACCTTTCTTCATATGTGTACTCCTTTCAGTGAAACTTGTGAGATTGATATATGTATTACTCAGCTACTATCGTAGCCTCGTTTGAGGCTCCTACGTCGCATCAAAATAGTGTGATTATTTTTGGGAATATGAAATAGTACTCCGCTCAGTATAACACAGATAAAACAAAAGTCAACACAATTTTGCAAAATAATTGAACTTTTGCAATTTGTGATTTTGGCTATATTCGGTCAGGTATCAATTTAAGTATTCGGGAGATTGAGGTAGTGATGACTATTGAGATGATTAGGAATGTAGAGCTTATAAGGGATTGAGTAGGATATCTGGAGTGATTAAGGGATGATATTGGAACCAGTGCGGCATAATAATAGGATGTAAGTAGGTATGATTCGGTTGAAAGTGGCTTATTTACTGGTGTTGTGAGGTGTAAGATTGGCATATTTGGATATAATACCATATTCTTGAGATCAGGAAAATGGTAGAAACGTTGGATTTCCGGGGTTCGCTCGAATTGAGTGTCGAATGAATAAGTGCTAAAAACGTACATTTTTCGCTGAGGGTGATTCGGGGTGATTAAAATTTGAATGATAGGAATAATTAAGACATAGGGGTATATGGTGAAAAATTTTGCTGATTAAAAGTGTAAACCCACCCCCTCGCAAACCCTTTAAAATAAAGGGAAATTTGGCAAATCTGGTAAAAAGCCAAATTTTTATAGATAAATTTTTTGTAGGTACTAGCTAAAAGGAAAGGTAAAATACGCAAATGAAATTCTCGATTTTAAAGATATTACTACGACAGATGCAATAATATCGATTTGGTTGCAGATGCAACAGAATGTGAAAAGTGTTATAACATACCTAACTAATATGTTTAATGAGAATTGGCATAACCACTCACTATCAAGCAATCCTAACACATACCAATCAACTATGTATTGAAATTATACCCGAATAAATCCCACCTAGTAACAGCCGAAATTCCCCAATATACAACGATTCCTACAATATCATTATAACATACTATTTTACTATGTATAACTACGCAAAGCAAAAATACAATTTTCCTCTTGCAAAATGTCTTATCCTGTAATACAATAATCTTGCCCACGAAAAACGAACAAGCGTTCTGATTGTTTTGGCTTGGTATATGCTACACGAGCACACTAGGCATAAGCACAACACAAAAAAGATACATCTAACAACTACATAACCAATACTAAGTATAATAGTATTAATTACTATAATTGCTGATGTCTCCTTGATTTACAACATAATATAAGACAACATAACCTTAATCTATATCTTTCTTGTGTGTCTTGTATAGCGTACGGTAGCACTACCTTTTCTTTTGCGTTTAACTAAACTAGTAGCAGGCAAAGCACTCACTTTGTATAGCTGTAACTTGTTACTGTTTAATCTGTATATCTACCAGTACAGAGGTGTCTAACCCTAGCACACTACAAATATTTTTAAAGCTAGACAAGCTTAAACCACGCTTAAGTTGTACACCTAAATTTTGCCGAGATATGCCAATTTTATCTGCCAAAAAGGTTTGTTTAATTCCGTTTTCTTCTAAATATTCTAAAATAAAATTGCTTAAATCGTGACCGTTTTTATAACTAATTTGCATGAATTAGACACCTTTCTTTCTATATAATACAACATATAATGTTTACAAATGTAAAAAATAATGTTTGACAAACTACAGCCGTATATGATATAGTAACAACAACTTAAATAAGCAACACCAGTACCCTAACAACTACATATATACTTACTACACCAGTAATACTACATATAATAACCTTAAATTAGCCATGTTATAACTGCTACCCATACTATACCATACCTAAGCTACTTTAAATCCATTCTGGCAGTTAAAACATACAGTACTATGGGCATATACAACAAGCTAATGCTAACTAATCCTCATCTTGCTCTACTTTAGCAGTAAAGAGGTTAACAGGCTCTGTATCTTCTTTAGTAGTAGTGGTAGCATCTTGTACAAGTGTCCGTGTTTTGCCTATCTGCTCTGGTGTAGGTGGTCTGTCTTTTGCGGGAGATAGCTCTTGCAGCTCTTGCAACCGTGTCTGGTACTCCTGTAAGCGTTGTACCTGCTCCGCTTGTGTGGGAGTACTATCTTCTATAGAATAGTGTAACTTGCAACCGATAACATTACATATGCGTTGTATATCCGCAAAGGATAGGTTTTTTTTGGCAAATGTTGCGTGTAAATTTTGTCCACTTATACCAAGTTTTTTGGCGACATCCTCTACAGTATAACCTCTGTTTTTTATAGCCATTTTAATATAATTTACAAGCCTTGTATTATCTTCAAATATCATTAATTTCTTTCCTTTCTTCTATATAAATGTATTTCTGCTAGTAGTATAACATATCTACTAAACAAAGTAAAATGCTTTGATATAAAAATATTTTTATAAAAAAGAGTTGACAATACAAAAGTGTTGTGATAAAATATAGCTAAGTCAAAACAAAACACTTTGACATCAACAAAAAAAACTTTCAAAATAAAGCAAAAAAAGTGTTGACAAAGAAAACTAGATATGATATTATAGCATCAACAACAAAACAAAACACTTTGACATCAAAACGAATTAACAAATGCTTTAATGCAGTTAGCACAGTGAGGGAACACTACACAAGATGAGGTAGAACACAATCACAACGCTAAGAGGTCGCAACTCCTCATTAAACATATGCAGAGCGAAGCAATAAAAAAGAAGTCAAGGGAGTGCAATCCCTCAACTTCTCCGCTACCAACAGAGTTGATAACATGTATTCAATATACACATACATTCTATCAATTCTTATAAGAAAAGTCAATCAATTCTGATTGGACAATTTCCCAAAAAGGTAGCAAACGTAACAACCGTACCTTGACAGTAAAATATAGTAGCGACTGAACTATACCGCATGAGCAGATAGGAAACTATCGAAGCGAAGATTGCGAGCATACTCGGCACTTGATACAAGGGCGAAGGAATCATAAGTTGCGAATTATTGACGCATCAATTGCCACGCTATGTAATCAAAAAGCGTGTAAAACATACATATAGAAGAACAACAAAAAAGAGCCTTCCATGTTTGGTTAGGCTCTTTACATATATAACAGGGTGGCTACCTGTTACAGGGTAGCTATTCATTTTCTAATTCCTCAATTTGACGATTAACTTCGTCAAGTTGTTTTTGAAGTTCATCAACTTCTTGTTGTGATTGTTTGGATTTTTCTATACTTTCTATAGCTTTATCCATTGCTTTACGTTGGGAATTTCCACCACCACAGGCGGTTAAAGTGAAAGATAAAATTGATAATGTTGAAACTGTTAAAATGATTTTAATTTTCTTCATTTGTAAAATCTCCTTTTAGTTGTCTTGTTTGCGAGGAACGAAATTTATTTCTAAATCGTAGCCGATAGCGTCAGTAATTTCAAGTAGTCGGTTAATACTAATATTGCTATTTAAGCGACTGTTGAGTGATTGAGGGGTTATATTTAGCTTGTCAGCTAGTGTTCTTTTAGTCATGTTGGCATTAATTAAAGCAATATCAACATGACGTTTTAACTCTTTTGAGTTGGTACATATCATAAAAATACCACCTTTCATTGTGAAAAATAAACATATATCCGTACTGATTATTAGTATAAACTTATGCAATAGTAACAAACATGAAATAAAATACGGAAATATCTTTACAAATAAGGTTGAGAGTGCTATACTTAATTCAAGTCAAAGAGATAACAACTAATCAACAAACACCTTTGACCTACATAAACAAACGAACTTTGATAATTAAATAGTGGGGGAGGACAGAAAAAACGTTGGTAACGAAAATCCATCACTTCCCACGGATGCAAGTGAATGAGCCACTAACTCAAACTTGCGTGACCTTAAATACATTTGCATTATAACCCTAAACGGTTAAAAATGCAACAAAAAGAGCCATCATTGAGTTGGCGCTCTAGGCTCTTTCTTAAACGAAAGACTAACCAAAATACAGTTTACTTATTGTAGTATTCGCTAGTGATAGACAAATTGCCGAATGAAAAGTTGAAGCTTTTCAAATTGGCTCTTGCTAAACACATAGCACTAATGATAATACAAGTTGCGACTATAATAAGTAACTTTTTGATTTTAGTAGTCAATAATGCTTCACCTCCCTTCATGGGAGATTATGAGCAGTTGCCATGACTGCACACAACAAGAGTATATCACACAAGTTAAGCGAGGGCGATATATGAATGTATTTTACGACTACAGCAATCAGCAATGGTATGTTGTAGAAAATGGTAGATATATAGAAGTAGAAAGCGATTCAGAAGGCTACGACTATATAGAAAGCCAACTAAACTAAAAACAAATAACGTTTTTTTCATGTAACATATAAACAGTGATTTCTCATTTCAAATTAATTATTGTTGAAAGTAGGCACAATCACAAGCGACAAACACAAGCAACCAAAGGGGCAGAAAATATACCTTTTGATGATATGCTTCGTAATTGCAAAACGTTAGAATGTGCCTATTATTGAGCAATATAATAACAATGACACTTGAAAAAGTAAGAAACTTCTTATATAATAGGGAAAGAAAAGGGCGAGAATTACCAAATGCGACCATATGGTCGTTTTTAGGATAAGCGAGCACGTGCTCGTATTTGAAAAAGGCGGTGATAATTTCACATGACGATATATCAAAAAGTAAAAACGGCTTGCATGATAGAGGGTAAGACATTAACCGAAGTAGCGAAAGAATTTGGCTCAAGTCAACAGACTTTTTCACAACGGTTACAAACGGGCAAGTTTACACAAGAAGAACTTGAACGAATATTTTCAATTATTGGTTGCAAATATATATCTTATGTAGAACTATCAGACGGGAAAAGGCTATAAAAGGGGCATTGTACTAATTTTGTATAGTGCTTTTTTGTTGGGAAAAATCACGACACAACAAAGGGGTAACAGAGAATGAAAAAGACAACATGGGAAGAAGTTCAGTCGGAAATAAAGGCACTAGAAGGGCAAGTTTTTGAGGATATCAGCGAGGTAAACGAGACAATCATATGTGCATTTGGCGATTATTCTTACTACAACGAAGCGGAAGTATTAGTATCTGAATCATTTTCGTGTTCTCACCTGAAAAAATATTCAGCTTACGTCAATCATGCCAAAGCGCCAATGATTGATTTTACTTTATACATAAATGGTGGAAATTTAACACTAGATGACGTAATCGTATAAAATTAATAGGAGGCGAATCATGCAATCATTACATAAGATAGAAACAGTTTGCACTCGTGAAGAGTGGGAAAGATGGCACAATAAAAACAAGCGGAAAATTGCAATATATAAGATGAAAAAACGATTGAAGCAAGCGTACAAATTATCATTTTTGTTGGCTTGTTTTTTTGTTATAACAAGTCCAATATCAATACTAATTTACTTTTTTACAAACGGGAATTACAAAAGTAGTAACAATTCGTGGCTGATAATTGGTTTAGTTATCAGCTTAGTTGTTGTGATAATAGAGTGTTACATGGAGGATTGGTTAAATGATACAGGTGGAAAACATTACAAAAACAAGCGAACAGGACATCATAGGCGAACTTCTCAATAAAGACATTTTAGCGTTTGAAGAGGTGCGGGACATTACAACAAGAACAGAACGGCAGACAACTTTATATATGTGGAAGAAGAAGCAATTAAACAGAAAACCAAGGAACAAATGATGATTTACAAAAAGCTATCAAAGTGGAATTTCTATAAGCTGAAAAGGGGAAAGGTGGAAAATATGAGGTATGAAGGAATGACAAAACGTGAAGCGTGTGGAATGTGGGTAAGCGAATCTAATGCTTTTCCAGTATGGATGATTGAAAAGGTTGCGGGTGAATATTTTGATGGAATCAGGAAGATAGCAACACCATTATTTGTAGGCGATACGGTATTTTACAAGGGCGAAAGTTGCGAAATTAAAGAGATAAATGAAGAAAATGAAACAATAACAATCATGAACGATGATGAAGAAATAAGGGTTAGCAAAAACAAGATTGAAAAAGAAGAATATACTTTTTTTCCGTCATGGTCTACAATGTGGGAATTTTCAAATATTAAAGAGAAACAAGCGAAATTGGTTGCCAAATGTGGTTTTGATATGTACAAACTGGAAGAAGACGGAACAATTTTGATAGGTATTGATGGGGGCGGTTGTGACTTTTTTGATGAATATTGGCTACCGCTGTACGACGCTATGAACATGAGGTGGCATGATGAAGCAACCGAAAAAGAGAATGTAGCTTAATACATAAGTGGAAAATAAGCGAAACAGGAATCGCAAAGAGGCACAACAATGATAACGCTGTAAGCGAATGAAGATATTACAGGCGGAAAAAGGATAATAATAAACCTTTTGAGGAAAGAAACAGCCTCATGGACAAAATAAATGAACTTAACACAGCACTAGGAAATTTATAAACCATGATAGAAGAAAGATTTGAAGGAGGTGTAAAATGTTAAAAGCAGAATGTGAAAAGCTAATCAAAAGAATATTAACAGCAGAACAATATCAAGCCATAGAAATTTTATATATGGATTCGCTACTTGATAAAGTGAAATTTTGCAAAGCATTGAAGCCAATTATCAAAGCTATACCACTTAGACCACTTAGAAAGACAGAAAGAAAAGTCATACAAATAGGCGTAACTGATAGAGCAGGAAATTTCCAAACACCCAACAATTGTTGGTGGCATACTAAACTTGTGGAAGTGGTTGATGTTGATATTAAAAGTGGAAAAACTAAAGTTAAAGAAATACCTAACAGCTATGATTGTAGATACAAGGATTCGACATATTTACGACATGATGAAGTGGAGTTTGTGGAAAATTAGCAACCCGATAAAATACGGATTTGAAAGTGAGGTTTAAATATATGAAGCGTATAACAGAAAAAGAGTATGCGGAAATATTAGATGATTACAAAGGCATATATCACGGACATCAAGGAATATTATTACCACGCGCAAAAGGGAAAAGATGTTGTTTCATAAAAGGACATGGTACAGATTTGTTTATTGAAGGTGTGTCACTGGAAATAGTAAAGGAGTAGAATAAAATGAAATTAAAATTGAAAAATGTGTTAGATTATATCGAAACTTTAGACTGGAATGTAACAGATGATAGTGAATACACAAGAGAAAAGAAACCACAAAGTAACTTTATGATAAGTCAATACTCGCCAGCTGGTGAAGATTTTAGCTTTACCGTTGATTTAAAGGGTGATACTGATGTGGAAAAAATCGAAGGACTAGTAGAAGAAATTAATAGCTACTATGAAGATTTTGATATTGACGAACATATTGAAATGTTGATTGAAGCTAGAAAGAATGGGGTCGGTGGAGTACCAACTACAAGCGAATTGGTAGAGGACGCAAAAAATATTGACGAAATGCTCAAAAAATTATCTGATAATGTGGAAAATTTTGTAGCTGATAAAGTAGCTTAATAAATCATGTAGAAAATAAAGGAGAAGAAAGACATGGAACGAAAAATATATGCAGTGTGGAAAAATCATGAAGTAGTAGGGTATGTGAAATTATCAGAAGAGGACGCATATTTTTTAAATGGAATTAAAGATATAGGAGTTTATTTTGGATTTGATAAAACCATCAGTCCAGAAATGTGTGAAAACACAAAAGAGTAGCCTAATAAAACGGATATTTGATGGACGAAAGAGAGGTATATAACAAGTGGGAAAATCAAATGGATATAAAACTTTCTTAAAGGAATTAAAAGCGGAAAATTCAAATGAAAAAAGGGATAACATAAAGTGGTATGACTATCAAGCTAACTAATGAGGAAATGGCGAACATCAGACAAGAATTAAATAGGAAATTAGCAGTGGAGTATCTACAAACCTTTAATGATAAGATAAAAAACATTGAAGAACTGGGAAACAACTTATACTTCTTAGATGAATTAGGGGAGTATATACAGGCTGCTACTGATGATGAATACGAAAATATACGTTGTCGCTTTGAAGATGATGAAAGAGTTAAGTGGAACTAATAACCGTAAAACTGTATTTCTGTATGGTTGATAGGTGGAAAATTTGGAGGACAAAAAGAATGAATATTAAAGAATTATCGGAGGTAATGATTGAACATGGTCTTGTGATACGAGCTATTCCAAAAACAGTAACAGCTATTTACGACCCACGACATAAAAATAAATATCCTAGCGGAGTAATTAAGTATGACGAACGATTAAATAGAGATATGTTGTTTGTGGAGTCTATCCCAGGTAATGCAGGAAAATTCATTATACGAAGTGAAGAATCTTCTAACGCAACGGTACAGTTCTATAAGTCAAAAGTGTATGATACACCAATTCAAGCAGTTGAAGATTTTTTGGAAAACCTAAATCCAAAACAGCGAAAAAATGATATGAAGGATACAAAAACGATTATCAACAACGCACGAAAGGAACTATGGGATCGTGAAAATTGGTTAGTTGAACGATACAACGAATTATACAACGAATCAACAATAGCCGAAATGGAAGATACAGAAAGAAGAAATTTACAATCAACCATCAGAGCGGAATTGTCTATTTGTTGCGAGGCAATTAGCAGACTGTGGCGACTGGTTTAATGAGTGGGGGATAATACCGTAAAACGATAATTCTAATAGTGTGGAAAATAACGCTGTACGAATTTCGTACAACGCTTAAATTAAGGAGAAAAATAATGAATATGATAGCAATAAACAATCAACAGCTACCAATTAGAGAGTATCAAGGACAAAGGGTAGTTACGTTTAAAGATATTGATGCAGTGCATGAAAGACCAGAAGGAACAGCAAAAAGGAACTTTTTGAAAAACGCAAGTCACTTCATAGAAGGTGCTGATTATTATAATATTTTTCTAAAGGACGAATTTCGTACTTTAGGATTAGATGTACCTAATAGAGGTATATTGGCATTTACGCTGATGGGATATTTGATGTTAACTAAATCTTTTAAGGACGATTTAGCGTGGCAAGTACAAAGAAGGTTAGTTACTTCATATTTTCAGTTACAACAGTCACAAACGGAACAACCCCAACAACTTTATACATTACATACTGGTGTACAAGCTGAGATTGGTTCAATAGCAGAAAGAGTGGCGAGACAGACAGTTGAAGAATCGTTAGTAAATTATAAACCAATTCCTAATAATATAGAAGAAACTGTTAAAGAAGCCTTGATAAGTATTAGAGATAAAGCTATCGCCAAGATGGATACTGTAGCATATGTGGAAAAACAACCAACGATGGACTATATGATTCGCAAAGCTGTTCAACGGTTGGTGGAATTATCTGGTGATAACTCTTATGGATTTAATCTTACATATAGAAAAGTATATCAGAATATGCCTTGTGATTGGAGATATCGCAGGTCAAGATATAAAAATAAGAAAGGTTATAAGAACTTACCAATCAAGCTAAAGATGATACAGGAAGATGGTAAATTATTCAATATGTTTATTGATACAGTTAATAATATGATTACCGAATATGAACAAGCGGAATCAACGACCGTAAAAGGATAGTTCTATTGGGTATATGTGGAAAAATAAAACGAAAGGATAACAATTATATGAAAGTTTCTGAAAGAGAATTAATCGAAGCATTTAAAAATGAAAAACCAATTGAAGATGATGATATTAACCAAAAGGATTGTTTCACAACTAATATTTATGAACAAATATCGGGTGTCATATGTAAGTGTGACAATGTTGGTTGTTATGGTTGTGTTCATAATGAAAAATACCAATTATCTAAGCAAGAATCGGAAGATGAATATTTTTGTTGTTATGCCAATTATTAAAGGTAAAACCACAATAGAATGATGATTTGATAGTATGTGGAAAATTCAATTATATCATAAACATACTGAATGATTAAATTGAAATGATTGATGATTAAATTAAAGAGAGGGCTATGTAATGGAAAAACGCTATAGAGATAGAGACGGAAGGTTGACAATTAAACTGGAAGAACTTGTAGCGCTTACAAAAGAAGACGGTCTTTCGTATTATAAAGAGGGTGAAACATACCGATATGGTACAGAAGATAGGGTTTATGTTTGTTTAGAAATTGGCGAAGATATTATCAAATTCATAAGTGGAAGTAATGAATTGTCAATAGACAAACATTCATGCGGAACTTTCTTGCCAGATATTGCAAGCGAAGGAATGGCACTGACAAAAGTATAAGCGGAAAATTCAGAAGGAGAGGATCAACAATGAAAACATACAAAGGAATGGAATATATTACACTGGAAGAAATGGAAGAATATGGTTACACTTCGCAGCCTTTTGGCGAAGCGGATAGTTATAGAATGATACCACTAACTACAGAACAGGCAAAAGCCGTTGTGAAAAGCGGAAAGTCTTTGATGAGACTGTATCCAGATGATACGGAAGAATATGTTGATACCGATGAGGCGTTTCAAAATGTACTTGATGATGATATGATGTTTGGTTTGGAAATTAGAATATATGAAAATTGGTTGGATAAAATATATATTGATTTTCATTTGGGTTATGCTTGATACATATGTGGAATTAAACCAAAGTGAATAACGATTTGGTTGTGTTTTAAAGTAGAAAATATTAAATTAAAAGAAAAGAGGTGAAAAATGAAGGGAATAAAATTAGTTTGTGAGTGGAAAAATGACAAGGGTACATTTCAACTACATAGGTATGGCAACAATGATGATTATTCACTAACATTAGATAAAGGATATAGTGTAAGGGGTACTTTAGAAGAATGTGTTAAAGACCTTGAGGTTAATTATGTTGAAGTATTAGACCAACTTACCAGTCAAATACTTTAAATGAATAATTCTATCGGTGCATACAAGTGGAAAATTTGTTGTTGTGGATAGTATTAAATGATATAATAGACATAGTTTCTAAGCGGAAAATTTGAAAAGGAAAGGTGTGATTTTATGACTATTGATTGGGATACAATATATGATGTTACTCGTGATATGGGAGGACAGAAAAGTGATATTGATGAAATTTGGGATGAACTGAACGCATACGCATTAGAATATTTTGAAGATCCTGATGGAGAAAAAGAAGGTGTTATCAGAGTGGACGAACAGGAAATAAACGATAGCACAACTAGATTCACATGGGTTGAAAAGGCTACTGGCACAACTAAGATGTACTTTGATATAGAAAAACTCAAAGATTATGATATGATTACTAATTTAGTTATCGAAGGTAGAGATGAAACAAACATTATAGAAATGTACGCACATAAAATAAAGTTTGGTTGGAATGCCGATACTACGTACGGGCTTGGGGAACTCGACAAAGAAACAATTGTTGGTGAGTTAAGACAGAATAACAGAAGCGGAAAATTAGAATCGTTTGATGGCGAAACACAAAAGACCACTACTGGATGGTGGAAAATTTTTGAATAATACAAACTAATTGAGAGGTGAAAATATGAATAAAACAATTTATTTAGTATATCAAGAGGGGATAACTAAGACAGCGTCTATTTCTGTTTTTGATGATAAAGCACTTGCACTAAGGGTATTTGAAGATGGAGTAGCAGAGAGTAAAAAGAAATGGAAAGAGGACGAATTGTCAATTGAATCTGATAGAGAAGATTTTAAAGAATATTTCTTCACAGACGACTCTAATGCCGAAACATGGTTTTTTAAAGAAACAATTTTAGGTGTGAAAAATCAACTATGGGATTGCGGAGTTAAAAGACATAGGGATTAAATAGTGAACAAATATATAGTTGGTAAAGCTGGAAAGAAAACGATAGTTCGTTGTGAGAAATGTAGGCATCAATGAGATACGGCTTCTAGGTATGTGGAAGAGTTGAAAAGGAGTTGATTGTATGACGTATGTAGATACAGCAATACAAGCATTAGAAGATGTTAAGGCTAAATTTTTGAACGTCATGATAGAATAAAGGCACTTGATAATGATAAATTAATGGTTAATTGGGAAGAACAACACTTGTGTATAGAACAGGCTATTGAAGTGCTAAAAGGCTATAAATCAGTTTGAAATTACCATAGAACACGTATTTGGTCGGTTAGTATATGATATGTGGAAAAATTTTGACGTACGCTTAGGCGTATGCTACAATAAAGAAAAAAGGGAGGTCTTATTATGCCAACAATTATGATTACAGAGGCTAGAAAGGACATTTATAACGTAGCAAAAGAGGTATGCGATAATGCCGAACCTACTCTCATTGTAAATAGTCGTGGAAACAATGTGGTTATGATGTCAGAAGATGAGTACGAAGATATTAAAGAAACATTATTCTTCTTAGAAAATCCAGTAATGATGAAGAAGATAACCGAAGCGTTAAATACGCCACGAGAAGACTATGTGAAATTTGACGATTGGAGAAAATAATATGTATGAACTTATGTGGTCTAAACAGGCGATAAAAGACTGGAAGAGATTGGATAGGTCTAAATATGTGGAAAAAGCAAAAGTATTATTAGGTATTATTGAAAAAAATCCATATCAAGACCCGCCATTACTTAGGGCAATGCAAGGGAGCTTAAAAGGTACTTATTCAAGAAAAATTAGTGGAAAGCATAGGATGATGTACGAAGTGTCAGAACAAAAAAAAGAAGTATATCTTATTGGTATGTGGACTCATTATCACGAATAGTAAGTGGAAAATTTAATAAGGTAACAAGTGGAAAATTCTCAAGTGTAAAAAGCTATGGGAATTTTTTGTTGCAATAAAATATGTAGAACAAAGTTAAGTGGAACTTCTATAAATAACAAGGTGTCAGTTTTTGTGTAACTGGAGACTGACACCTCATGAATGGCTAACAATAAAATTCCTACTTGTCGTAGTATTTGCTAGTGATAGTTAATTTGCCGAATGAAAAGTTAAAGCTTTTAAGATTGCTTTTAGCTAAACACAAGGCACAAATAACAATTATCATAGCCACAACGACAAGAAATTGTTTGAATTTCATTGTCATATAAATGTTCGCCCTCCCTTTGTGTATTTGTAGGAATGGTTCTCCTACAGAATTATATTATAACATGAAATGCGAGGAAGAAACGGAATTAAAATGAGAGTGTTTGGCGACACTTTTACTATAGAAGTTCTGCTTACTTTTGTTCTACAACACGCGTGGAAAATGGAATAAAGTGCAACAAACTATAGTAGTCATTTGGCGGTGACTGCTATTTTTATTAAAACGAATGACTAATAGACCTAAACAAGAATGAAGGCTGAGAAACAGTAACTAATAACAGCAAATAAGTGGAAAACTTCCACGAGAATAGGAGAGAAGAATGGAAACAACAAAAAGAAACGAAAAAGGTCTAGGGTCTGCAATTGGAGCAATATTTTACAGACAAGGAGATGGTGCAAAGCATAATATAGAAAATCAAACGGTAGGAGAAAGTAGTAGAAGCGGAGTATTTGATGAGCCAGAAAAGGTAGGGTTTGTATATCGAACTATGAATTATGACCAGTTCCAGTATGAAGAAACAAATAGAGATGTGGAAAAAATTGATAAGTTAGTGAAAGAAGCTAAGAAGCCACACGGAGTTATCGTGCCAATTATAGTTGATGAAAACATGATTGTGTATGACGGACAACATAGACTTGAAGCGTGTAAAGTGACGAACACACCAATTAAGTACATAGTTGACAAAAATGTGGGTGTAGAGGAAATGATCAGTTTAAATACCAGTAGTCAGAACTGGAAGATAGACGATTATGCGGCACATCATGCTAAAAGAGGACTTAAAGCCTATCAAGAAATTCTGAGGTTGGCTGATAGATATGGCATCACAGTATCAACAATAGCAGGATTGGTCGGAGTTGAGAATCCTTCTGGTACATATGGCGCAAAGTATGAGGCTTTCCAGAATGGCAAAGCTAGAATAGATGTGTCATATGTGGAAAATACACTTGATGACTTTGTGGAGTTTGTACGAGATACAAAAATAAAATATAGTCGCCTTTACAATTTTATTAAAGCATATGAGGGATTGCATCAAGTAGTGTGTTTTGATAACGATAGGCTTGTCAAAAAAGTGAATGAAAAATTAGATAGGGACTCTTTTGCTAGGATAAGCGGAACGTCTGATATGAGAGAAGAATTGTTGAAAGTTTACAATCATGGATTGACGGTTAAGTCACCGTTAAAAATCAAATATAACTATGACGAAGGAAAATCTATTTGTATTTTGTCAAAGAAAAATGTGCCAAAAATTGATTGGCGAAAGAAAGAATAGTACACACCAAAACAAATTATAGAAGGAGATGAAGATATGAATGTAACAACAGTACAACAAAGCGGAAATTTTGGAGAGGCGATTTTAGGATTTATAAAAATTCAACAAAAAAATTTAAAAGCTGATTTTGAATTGAAACGTAGATTATCACACCGTTCATACCTTCAATCTGTGGAAAAATTAAAGAAAGAAGGTAGACATGTGGAAGATTTAAAATTGCAAGAAGATACACAAGTAGAAGAACTATCTAATGATATTAATGTGTTGACGGCTGAAGTAATGGCTTATAAACAGATTGTTGGTCAGAGTGTGTGGGAGATTGGCAGACGATTAAAAAAGGTAAAAGATGAAGATTTGACTCATGGAGAATTTGAGAAATGGGTAGAGTCAGTGGGCATACATCCTAGAATAGCAAGGCAGTTTATGAAAATAGCAAGGGAGTTACCAAAACGGAGCACGTGCTCCGATTTAAGTGATAGGGTTCTTTATGAGATTGCAACACTGCCAGAAGAAGAACGAAACAAAGAGCACACAACCAACAAAGGAGAACAAAAAGAAGTTTATTCCATGACAGTGAAAGAGTTACAAGAACTCAAAAAACATCTCAAAGAACGAGATGTTAAAATCCAAGACCTCAAAGACGAGAACGAAGTCTTGCGAAACACGCCACCACTAATTAAAGAAATAGAAGTTACACCTAACGATTATGCCGATTTATTAGAAGCCAGAACATATCATGGTAAAAAAATCGACCAACAAGAAAACAAAATTAATGCGCTTAAAATTGAAATTCAAGGATTAAAGGAGAAAAAAGTTGATGATGCCACGGAAGAGCTGTTAATCAAAGAAAAAGTAACGGCGCTAAAAAAACAGATGGATAATATGACTGTGGAAATTTCCCATCGCAAGAAAGTCCAAGATTTTTCATCTAAGGTGTCAACCTTCTTCGAAAAAGAAATGGTTGGAATATTGTATTCAGAATCAATCAAGCAACTTAATACTGAAGATGATATTCAAAGTCTCGTCGGAACTATTAATAATATTCAAGAGTGGTGTGATGATATGCGGAAAATTCTTGAGGCTAAAGGTAATATTGTAGATTTAGAAGTTGAATAATATGTGGAATAATAGCAAGTCAAACTCAAAACCTCTATAGACTGAAACAACAGAAAACCTCTAAACATATTTTGGGTATGCTAGAGGTTTTCTGCGTAAGTTTATTAAATTAACAAAATTAGAATAAATGAAGAATTGATTATATAAGATGTTATTTGTCGTTATGATGTTTGTCTTTTTTGAAAATAGACATCTTTAGTATGTCAATTATCGTCAATTTGATGTCTGAAACATTATTGTTATCAACACAATGTATGACAATAAAACCAACGACAATTATTAGTATTGCTGTGTTACTTATAATCATTCAACCCTATCCTTTCTTTCGTTTTAGTGGCAATATGCGTGCCTACTACCAAGGGTAATTATAAAGGATATGTGGAAAAGTTACAACATAGTTTGACTTGCTTTTATTTATAGAAACTAAAAATCAACAAACAAAAAAGAGAAAATAACAAGAGAAAAAGGAGAAATAATTATGTGTCAATTTAAGTCAGGAGTAGTATTTAAAAACAGAGTGGTTTTAGCATCAAGAGAAAATGAGAGTCATTCAGCATTGCTAGAAAGTTTGGGGGTTGAAGATACTCGTGAAAATGCGTTGACAAAATTCGTTAGAGTGGAGTTAATTCCAAAAGACGATAATAAAACAACAGATGTATCAGAGTGGAAATATATTGTAGACCAAGATGATACACCGCAATGGTATGACGAAGATACTGAAAGATATGAGCAAGAGTTTAGAGATGCGGTTAAAGAATGGTGGGAAGGTAAATTTGAAGAAATTTGCGGACACCCATGGACAGTGATGAAAGAAGATGAGCTGGGTACATATTATGTACTTGATGGCATTACTGAAAGCGGTGAGTTTGGAGAGACAAACAATTACGAAATATCTGATACTCGTAAAAGGCTTAATGAAAGTAAACTAGTAAAAGATTTAATGGAGAAATTTGGCGACAGGTTAGTTCCAATTACGTTAGATTTAACCTCATTAGACGGACTGACCGATTATGGTGTTGTGGAAGGAGATTTAATTGCACCGTTGACATTTGATTTATACAGAGATAATAGAAGATATGGCGGTATACCCAAACTTGATAAGGGATACTTTCTAGCCACCCCGGACTCAACACCTTCTGGATACGGTTCTCGCTATGTTCTGTACGTCTACTCCAATGGTAACGTGTTCTACGGCAACTGTGACTCTTCCAGGGGCGTGCGTCCGTTTTTTATCTTAAAATCTTAAATCTTCGTATCTTCGACAAAGTAGAGGATAGCCGATAACGTTGGTGTGGGTGCGACAGCACCCGCTTCGACAACTTAAAAGCGACTGAAAGGAGCGTATGGTGTGTGTTTACAGAGATAGGCAGAGCGATATTAGAGAGAAAATTAATAGAAGATTTGATTATCGAAAAAGGATTTGGAGAATTAACGAAGGAAGATGCAAATTACATAGTGGAAAATTACGGACTTAAATATAAAGAGTTGATTGATGCTTATGAGTATTTCACATCTCACGAGGATCAAACAGAATTCAGAGAACAATATGTGGGAAATTTTGGAGGTGTAAAATGAATGAATCGTGGGTAGACCTTGATGAAGGTCAAAAAGAATATTTACAATTGAAAGAAATTGTTGAAACAAAGAAGTGTTCATTGCAAGAATTACACAAAGAACTTTATGGATATAACGAAGGGAGTTGTTGGTTTGATGTAGCTTACAAGTCAATTGTTGCTACTATTAAACAAGTAAGTGGAAAATTTGTTCTGATGGATAAGTATAATGTGTATTCAGAAGACGGCGGTAGAAAATTGAGAGGTAAAAAGGCATAGATAACAAGTGGGAAATTTACCGTTGAATGTGAGTTCTATTGGGTTTTGAAAGGAGTAAGATATGATACAAAAAATTAAAATCAAACCAAATACATTTTCAGAGGACGTATTGTTTTTTAAAGAGATGACTCTTGGTAGAGTGAATTTGTTGTTTGGAAATAATGGAGTAGGAAAATCAACCTTGATTTCTGCCATTGGAAACACTACAGAAAAATCAGATGTTGAGGTCATTAGAGATAATAGAGTTATAAGTGTTATGAGTTATATTAATTCTCGGCATAACAAGAATCAAGGTTTTTCAGAAAACAACGAAAGGATGACATATGGAGATTTTTATGATCCTCATATCATAGCAGAACATTTTGAAGCTATGGAGCGTTCTGAAGGAGAGTCAATAATGTATTCTCTTGATGATATGTTTTCAGAAGAAATGCTAAAGATTTTTAAGGACGAAAAAGACAAAGATTATTTGATTTTGTTGGATGAGGTTGATTCGGGATTATCTGTAGATAATCTCAGTCTGATTGAAAAATGGCTTTCACGAGTAGAGACTGAAACATCAAATGTTCAGATAGTTATGGCATTTAACAATCCGTTCTTTTGTAGACATGAAACAGTGGTTAAAAATATGTTTACTGGCGATGACTTGACTATAGCAAACATGGATTCATACTGTAGGGAAGTTGAAAAATATAGAGTTGTTTTAGATAAATCCAATTCTGGAGATGATAGGCATTCTTATAGAAGAGTGAACCAACAAGACTAGCAACAGAAGAACATTTCTATGGTGACTAGAAGAAGGAGGATAATACATATGAAAGGATATACAAGTCTTGCTGCCGGATTTTTAGGTGCATCAGCAGTAGCGACCAAACCAATAGGCGACATGAAATATATGGATTGGGATAAAATTAAACAAATAGTAAGAGATAATCCAAAAGCCGAAATTGAAGCTGGTCTTATGGAAGATTGGGGTAACACAAGTGGTTTAATTTACAAGAATGGTAAATATTACAATGGCGGGTGTCTATATGGACAATCTGCTTGGGCGACACCAATTGTTGATATAGACGGTAAAGAGATAAAATGTTGCAAATTAGAACCCAATGGTTTTTCAGGAATACCAGATTGGTGGGGTGATGGAGAAAAAGTTTTGGACGAATGGGATGAGGAAGATGATTAGTGATAGAAGATTACTTTTACGGTAAATGGAAAGGAGTAGATATGAGTAAATCAAGTTTTACAACTATTGAAATATTAAATATTATGAATGGCGATATTCAACAGCCATTACACTATACAAAAAACGAACAAAACCAAGCGATTGTAGAAGCTGAGGAAGCGTTGGAGAAACAAACACCAATGATAGTAACCGAATACGAGGAAGATAGAATTTTTTGTCCATCATGTAAGAGTGAACTATTATACGACACATACTTTGACGAGTTTCCTATTTATTGTGAAATATGTGGACAGCGACTTGTTGAAGAATCAAAGTAAAAGAGCGTTTTTATGGACGAAAACCCTATAAATGACTGTTTTTACAGACAAGGAGAAGACGATGAGAGAAATAATAGGAGATATTACAGAAATTACAAATGGAATCATAATGCACCAAGTAAATTGTCAAAATGTGATGGGGTCTGGTGTAGCAAGGGCATTATATGAAAAATATCCGCAAGTAAAGTCAGATTATCATAAATTTTGTGAAGGACAAAAGCCTAAGAAATTATTAGGATGTGTTCAGACTGTTTTCATTGATAGGAATTTGATAGTTGTTAATTCATTTACACAGTTGAATTTTGGAAAGGGTAATATTACAGGAGTTAAGTATACTGACGAAAAGTTGTTGATTAACAGTATTAAGGAGCTTGATAGCTTTGCAAAAGCAAGAAGCCAAACTGCGTATGTTCCTAAGTATATTGGTTGCTGTCAAGCTGGTGGCGACTGGGCGGCAATTGAATCGGCATTAAAAGAGACAGATATTGTTGTGGTTGGTTTACCTCAATAATAAAAAAATAAGAATAAAAGGAGAAAGAAGGATGAATAGTATTAAAGGATATAAAGTATTTGAATCCGATTGGACTTGTAGAGATTTTCAGTATGAAGTAGGTAAAACTTATGAAATGGATGAAAAACCAATGTGTTGTGACAGGGGTTTTCATTTTTGCCCTGAATTAAAGGATTGTTTTAATTATTACAGTTTTGACCCTGAAAATAAGATTGCTGAAATTATCGCCGAAGGCGAGGTTGATGGAAAACGCAATGGCGATAAGGGTTGTACTAACAAGATAACGATAGTTAGAGAATTGACATGGGAAGAAGTGTTGCGAATGGTAAACATTGGAAAAGGAAATGCAGGACTTTGCAACAGCGGTAATCGGAACAGCGGTGATTGGAACAGCGGCAATTGGAACAGTGGCAATTGGAACAGTGGCAATTGCAATAGCGGCAATTGGAACAGTGGCAATTGCAATAGCGGTAATTGCAATAGTGGTGATTGGAACAGCGGCAATTGGAACAGTGGTGATTGGAACAAGACTTGCTTTTCCAACGGATGCTTTAACACCGAAGAACCAACAATCTTCTTATTCAATAAACCTTCTGATTGGACTTATCACAAGTGGCTTAATTCAGAAGCACGGCGGTTATTGAACTGTATCCCCAAGGATGTTGTTGAATGGATTTGGTCAAGAAATATGACCGAAGAAGAAAAAACCGTACATCTTGAACATGAAACAACAGAAGGATATTTGAAAGTGCTTGATGAATCAGAAAGTGTGCAAGTTTGGTGGATTAGTTTACCAGAACGTGATAAAAACACAATTCTAAGTATTCCAAATTTTGATGCTGCGATTTTTAAGCAGATTACGGAAATCGATGTTGATCAATTAGGAGAGTGACAACTGAAGAGCAGTTTGGTTGGTAGAAGAAAGGAGATGATGAGCTGTATATAAAGCATATAAATATAGAATATATCCAAATAAGTTTCAAATAGAATTAATACAAAAGACTTTTGGATGCTGTAGGTTTGTTTATAATCAAATGTTAGAGTACAAGCAAAAGAAATATAAAGAAGGTGGAATGACTTTGACTGATTACGAATGTAAAAACTATATGGTTCGCACGTTAAAGAAAGAGTACGAATGGTTAAAAGAGCCTGATAAATGGGCTTTAGATAATTCGGTATTTAATATGTGCAAGGCTTATAAGAATTTCTTTAAGGAAAAGAATAAAGGGTTTCCAAAATTCAAAAGTAAACATAGAAGTAAAAAATCTTATATGACAACATGTGTACCAACGGGAAATACTTATAATATTGTAGTGGATTTTGAAGAGCATAAGATTAAGCTTCCAAAATTATGTTTAGTGAAGTATAAGGGTAGCTTGTGTTTTAAAGGAGTGATCAAATCAGCTACAATATCACAGCGTCCATCTGGAAAGTATTATGTGTCAGTTCTTGTTGATGAAAATACCGATTTAACCAAACCAGAAATCACAAACAAAATTGGAATAGATTTAGGTTTGTCTAATTTTGCAATATTATCTACGGGCGAGAAGGTTAACAACCCAAAACATCTATACAAATCGGAGCAACAACTGAAATAATTACAACGAGCTTATTGTAGAAAGAAGAAAGATTCTAAGAACAAAGAGAAGGCGAGGATATTACTTGCTAAGAAACACGAAAAGATAGCTAATCAAAGAAAGGATTTTTCAAACAAACTTTCAAAACGGCTAATAGACGAAAACCAAGTTATAGTCATAGAGAAGTTGAGAACACAGAATATGATGAGCAATCACAAATTAGCAAAATCAATAAGTGATGTTGGGTGGGGAGAATTCACTAGACAACTTAAATACAAGGCTGAATGGTACGGCAGAGAAGTTATAGAAGCCGACACATTTTATCCATCGAGTCAGATCTGTTCAGAATGTGGACATAGAGATGGAAAGAAAAAATTACATATTAGAGAGTGGACTTGTAGTAAATGCGGTGTGGTTCACGACAGAGATATAAATGCTGCTAAGAATTTACTAGCGTTAGCAGGGGAATAGGAAACTAAAAACAATAGGGTGTGATATACGCTTTGGTAAATAGGAATAGCTAATAGCAGTATTCCGTTCCCAGAAGGGAGTTTATAGAAATTTTATAAAACCCAATATAATGAGAATTTGCTAGTAAATAAAAGTTAATAGCCACATATGACTGATGTGACTGGTTGAAAGGAAGGTAAAAATGAAAGACAGTGTATATTTTGAAGTATTGAAGGATAGCGACTTGTATAGAGATTATTTTGAATGGATGTCAGACAACACCACAGTTAGTAATGCGGTTGATATTGTGAGAAAGGAATTTGGTGTAGAAACAAGTTCTTTCTATGCAGTTAGAGATTATTTGCTGATTAATCCTACTCCCAAGGACAGAAAAAAATTTGCGTCATACTTAATGAAAACAAAAGACGGACGATTCAAAAAGGCATCAGACATGAGCAAGCGTTGGGTGGAATTATTAAAAGATGTAAAATATGTTAGAAAACCGCAATTGTATTACTATCTAAGAATTGTTGGGAGATGGACGGAAAGATTATTTCATCACCAAAATAAACTGTATGGACAGATAGGGGTAGAGGTGGATGGAGAGATTGGCACTATACCTGAAAGCTTTGTAGAAATGAAAGCCAGTGAATTTTATAAAATTGTGGAGACATTAGAATTGGGAAAGTGAGATAAAGATGATATTTAAAAGAAAATATAAAACTGGTAAAAAAGAAGTTAAAATATCGAAAATCAAACTCAAAGATGGTTTTGTAGATACAGTACCAGGAGTACCAAGGTTTATAGAGAAGTATCGAATATTCAAGCAGTGGGGCGGTAAATCGCTAATGGGTTTTAATCCAATTGTGGTATCAGAGGATTTAACACTACAAGATGGATATGTTACGTATTTGATTTTGAAAATGTTTGATTATAAGAAAGTGGATGTGACTGTAGAATAGCAAAAGTCAGAAAGAGAGGTCTTATTGTGAGTGTATTGGTAAAAAGAGAAAAAAATAATATAGTAGAATTCACGATTATAAGTGGTGGTAAAGGTGAAAACAGAACTAATCAGCCCATAAAAGTTAATAGAACTCAGACTATGACACCTTTAACATTGGAAGAAGTGCAAAAATTAAAAGCCACTCTTTTTCATGCGTTTAAGAATGCGAAAACAGAAACAAAACGCAGACAAAAGGCTAGAAATATTGTATTACTAATTACGGCGTTGAATGTTGGCTTTCGAGGTTCGGATATGACAACATTAAGCTGGTCAGATTTATACAATAGTGATGGGACATTTAGAGATGATGATAGTATGATGAATCAAATGAAGACTAAGTACACCCAGCACTTTATAATCAATGATGCAGTTAAGGGGATTTTCAATTGGTATGTTGATTTATTTGATATAAACACATCTTCAAATAGTTATATATTTTTAAGTCAACAGAATAAACCAATGGATGTAGAACGTATGTCACAAATTATTAAGGAGTCTGCAAAGGCTGCCGGAATAAAAAGAAGAGTGGCTACACACACGCCACGAAAAACGTTGGGCAGACAAATTGTGGAGCAGAATAATGGGCATATAGATGCTTTAAATGCGGTTAGAATGTTACTGGGACAAAAAAGCATAGCATCAACAATGCATTATATTTGTACACCTAGAGATATTATACGGCAGTATTCTGAAGCGCTAGAAATGTAAAATTGAAATCAATTATTGATTAAGAAAGGATTACCAAACGGTAGTCCTTTTATAATACGAAAAACAAGGAGAAAATATGACGCAAATTATTAGAAGATACTACCCAGTGTTTATTCGTGAAAATCCAGAAGAAAAAAGTGATTACAAATATTTAGTGTATGTACCAGATTTAAAATTATGGACGCAAGGAAAAACATTATGAGTGACATTTTATGGAGAAAAGGAGGATTTAAATATGACAACGAAGAAGTTTCTTGCAGAACTAGATAGATTAGATATACCATACAGAGAAGACCAAGATAAAGATGATAAACATAGAGTTATTATTTACAATGATGGTGTAACATTGGTTGTATTGTATCCAGATGATTACTCTATAAGTTGGAAATTTAATCTTAGGGAAATTTACCAATATGAAGACAAAGATACACTAATTGAACTATTGTGTAAATATGATTTGAGAGATCCGAGAGATAGGTGGTAGTACAGGCAGGGTAGAAATAATATTTCATTGGCTTTTAAGACCAAAGTTGATATAATCGTAATACAGAAAGAGGTGTAGTTATGAAATTTTCAGATATAAAACCATTCATACGAGCCGGAAGTTATGAAGTTGATATAACTTTAGATTATTTAGAAACGTGGATTGAAAGACACGAAAAATTCAGGGGTTAGAGTTAAATACTGATTTTCAACGAGGACACGTATGGACAGAACAACAACAAGTTGCATATATAGAGTTCTTTTTAAGGGGAGGGTCACAGGAAGAGTGATATATTTCAATTCTCCTAGTTGGATGGGTGATTATTCACACCCATTACAATGTGTTGATGGATTACAACGCCTTACTGCATTGATAAGATTTTTAAAGGACGAAATAAAAGCATTTGGGTATTATTATTCTGAGTACGAAGGTCATCCCAGTCATCATAGTATGACACTTAAAGTTAATATTAACTCGTTGCAAACTAGAGAAGAAGTGTTGGAGTGGTATTTACAATTCAACTCTGGAGGAACTATTCATAGTGAAGATGAACTAAATAAAGTAAGAAAATTATTAGAAGAAGAAAAGAATAAAAGTAACGAGAGGTAAAAGACTGTTTTATAATAGCAGTCTTTTTTATTACCGTGAAAATTCTATTTTATTAGGCTTTAGAAGGGAATCATATATGAATAAAGATAAAATACCAAGAATTGGTAGTAACATTGAATTGCGAATTAACGATGATGAAGGTCATGAATATTATCTGTGCGATGTTATAAGTGTTAGAGATGATAACCTTCTTATTGATTGGTGTGGAGCAAGACTGGTTTTGTCTATCGAAGAATTAAGATGCATTAGCTTTAAAGATAAGAGATATTCAATTAGTGACTATGGAGCGTAATGGGTGAGATGTTCTATTTGGTTAAGGGAGGATGAAAGTGGATTTTATGAAAAGAGATTTTGATTGGAAGTTATTTGAAGATGTTAAATTAATAGTGATATGTGAAAACTATACTGAAAAGGAAGACTTTAAGAAAGTAGCATATGACAATTGCGGTGTTGGTGTAATAGATAATTATGGGTATCATATTTGTATTGGAAGTAGAGTTGAGTATGCGAAAGGTTGTGTGTCATCTAATATACTTAATATGTCAAACCCAGTATTGAAAGTTGTAAAATGGAGTGATTATATGAAAGAAAATTTGAAAGAGAAATATTTGGTAGATAGAGCTATCGTTGCAATGAGAAGCGGCGCTAGGGGTATGGTGATTGGTAACAGAATAATGCTTGCTAATGGTAAGGAGTATACTTATTTGAGTGAATTTTATAATAACCTACAACACGAAACACATAGGGTGATGGATATTGTAAGAGTATTTCCAGAAGCTACTATTATTAATGATCTCACATCAGTATCGTTGAGACCAATTTGGAACAGAGAAGAATATGAAAAACCACAAGTAAAAGAATATACAATGGAAGAACTTAATGAGAAGCTAGGCGAGACGATTAAGATTGTAGAAAAGCATTGATTAGCCTGACAGGAGAAATGGTATGGCAAAGATAATAAATGGTAAGATGGTTTTAAATAGAAAAGAATCTGAGGCGATGGTTCAGCAGTTGTTATGCCCAAATACTGAAAACATAGGACGACGAGAGGAATTTATTTCGGACATTGGAAAGGTCAAACATCATGATGATGGCAAAGGCTTTTCGGTTGAAGTGTTGGGCTTTGATACAAGTTTTCTGGAAAAGGTCAACTGAATTGGATTTTTGTTGGGTTTTGTGTATTATAAGGTCAATAGGAGGTATTGAGTAATGACGATTTTTGAATACAAAATGGGTAATTATGATGACGATTTGAAATGTATTAGATTAGAAGGATTTGAAGAAAAGCCAAAGAGCTATAAAAGTGAACGTAGAATAATAAAGAAAGATAATATTGGTAAGATGATTAGTTATTATGGAATGGCTATGAGTGTTTATTTGTTGGAAGAAAATGAAAAAGAAGCTAAGAAAATATTTACCAATCACATTGAGAAGCTTAAGCAATCGGCTATTGAGAAAGTAGAGTTGAGAGAAAGGCAATTGAGGGCAGTTCAAGAATAAGTAATAGTGTAGAGTAATGAAAATGAATCTTAGATATAGGGTTCATTTTTATTGCTCAAAATGGAGGATAAAAATGGATTTTGTAACAGAACTAGCCAAGAAGATATCTGAAAAATCAGGTAGAACATTTTATGTTGGTGGATATGTGAGAGATTCGATATTGGGAATTCCCAATAAGGATATTGATATTGAAGTACATGGTATACCAGTTGAAGATTTGAAAAATATATTATTAGAGTTTGGTGAAATAAAACTGGTGGGCGAGTCTTTCGGCGTATTTAGGGTTGGTCATTATGATGTTGATATTTCTTTACCAAGAACAGAAGCATCTATTGGTGATGGACATAGAGATTTTGAGGTAGATGTTGATCCATTTATTGGAACAAAGCTTGCATCAAAGAGAAGAGATTTCACTATCAACGCATTGATGAAGGATGTGTTGACTGGTGAAATTATAGATGAATGGAATGGATTAAAGGATTTAGAAAATAAAGTTATCAGACATATTGACAGTTTGACGTTTATAGAAGACCCTCTGCGAGTATTGAGAGCTGCCAGATTTGCGTCACGCTTTGATTTTAAAATAGCAACAGAAACTATTATTTTGTCTTCTGCCATGAATATCACTGAATTACCAAAGGAGAGAGTATTCGAAGAAATATCAAAGGTGTTTTTGAAATCAAAACAACCATCAATATTCTTTGAGACGCTGATAGACATGGTTCAATTATCATCATGGTTTGAAGAAGTTGAAAACCTGATTTATGTACCACAGTCATCAGAACATCATCCTGAAGGTAACGTTTGGAATCATACAATGATTGCGTTGAATAACGCAGCTAGTAAATTAGAAGAAGCTGAAAATCCACTAGCATTTATGTTTTCAGTATTATGTCACGATTTTGGAAAAATCGTAAGTACAGAAGAAGTAGAAGGTAAAATCAAATCTATAGGTCACGATATAGAAGGTGTGATTATTACTGAAACATTTTTGGATAGAATTACAAATGAAAAGGCTTTAAAGAAAATAGTATTAAATCATGTTGAACTTCATATGCGACCTAATATGATGATAAAGAGGTCGAGAAAAAAGAGTTTGATGAAGCTATGGGATAGTAGCGTTTGTCCTAATGATTTGATTCTACTAGCTTATGCTGATAAATATAATAGATATGATGATCAAGATGTTATAACGGCATTGCAACGAAGATCGCTACAAGAATATGAGGATTTAATATTACAACCGCAAGTGATGGGTGCTGATTTGGTGAAACTTGGTTTAAAACCATCACCTCAATTCTCAGAGATACTAGAGTTTACTCATAAGTTACATTTAGCCGGAGTAGATAAAGAGGACGCTATAAAACACGCAATAGGAAGTTTTAAATTAAGGAGAAAAATCAATGCAGATGAGCGAGATTAAAGATAAGCATTGATAATGCGCCAGAGTATGAGTTTTTGAAAACCAATCCGCAATTGGGTGATAGTATTATCATGCTGGGTGTTGGTGGTAGTCATGCTCATGGTACTAATATAGCAGGAAGCGATATTGATGTTAGAGGTGTTGCTATGAATTCTAAGAAAGAATTGCTGACAACTAACAATTTCGAGCAAGTGGTTAATAACGAAACAGATACAACAATTTATTCATTCAACAAACTTGTTCAGCTAATTACAAATTGTAATCCAAACACGATTGAGCTACTAGGACTGAGAGATGAACAGTATTTTCTACTGAATGGTTTAGGAAAGCAGCTCTTAGAAAATAAAAACATCTTTTTATCTCAAAGAGCCATTCATTTGGCGGTTATGCGAATTCACAGCTTAGAAGATTGCAAAATTTCTTAGCGAGACATGAGTATTCTCAAGGCGAAAAGGAACGGCACATATTAGGGAGCATTAAACATTCTATGTGGGCTATTAAAGAGCGATATAAAGATTATGGAGAAGACGGATTTAAAATGTATGTAGACAAGGCTGAGACAGAAGATTTGGACGAAGAAGTATTCTTAGATGTTAATTTACAACACTATCCATTACGTGATTTTAGAGCCATCATTGGAGAAATGAATTCAGCGGTTAGAGGGTATGAAAAACTAGGCAAACGAAATACTAAAAAGACTGAAGAGAAAGTTGGCAAACACGCAATGCATCTTATTCGTTTGTATCTAATGGGAATTGATATTCTTGAGAAAGAATAAATTATCACATATAGAGAAAATGATTTAGAACTGCTCATGAAAATTCGCAATGGTGACTTTCAATATGAAGATGACAAATTTAGAGATGAGTTCTTTGAACTGGTCGATGAGTATGAGAAGAAATTTAATTATGCTTGCGAACACACTAATTTGCCTAAGAAGCCAAGAGTTGAAGAAATTCAGGAGTTTCAAATGGAAATGAATGAGCAATGGATTAAGAGGGTGAATGTATGAGAATGAAATTTATAGGTAAATCGTCCTGTGGTTTTCAGCACGGAAGGATATATGAGTTAATGGATATAATTCAACCTAGTATAGTTAATAAGGATAGACTAGCGTGCGGTATGATGATTTGGCTGGGTGATGTTAATAGTAATGCCAGTTGTCCATACAGTAGTGTGGCTGCCATTATGAAAAATTGGAAGTATGTAGAAGAGTAGTGTTCAAACAAATATTTTATGGAGGATTTTAAATGAAAACAACGACAATAGCGTTGAGCGAAAGGGACATAAGAGCCAGAATGGGCGAATATTATGGTGAAATAACAGAAGATTTGGATAAACATTTATGTGATGGTGGCGGTCATCCCGAATATGGTTGGCGCACTTACATAATGCACCACACAGATAATAAGGATGGTTCAACTATATGGGTATTCAGAGTTCCGGGCGCAACCAGAGGACGCATTATTGTTGATAATAAAGATATCATAGTGGAATTTGAAGTATACAATGAAACTGGCGATTGTTATGAAGAAGCAGTATCAGAGGTATGCAATAAGTATATTGGATATGAGTTGGTTATAGAAAGCCTAGCAGAAGATTATCATAAGAATAGAACATACTACCCAAGAGTGCTAAAAGGAGGAGCTTAATATGTTTGGAAACTTAGACATCACTTTTTGTAGTAATTCAGATGAGTGTCCTAGTAAAGAAACTTGTGCTAGACACACACGAAAGAAGGAAATACCAGAGGAAAGACCAGTGAGTATGAGTATGTTTGCAGATACGATAGTTAAAGGTAAGGATAAGTGTGATTGTTATTTTACTGAGGAATACGTTCCACATAATATAGTCGAGGATTTTCGTAAATTGCTGAAGAATGGAGAGTTTGATAAGATGGATAAAGTTGTGCAGCAAGTGAGGGAGTTTAGAATGAAACAGTAAAAATACAGTTATTTCATAAAAAAGCATTGACTTTTTTGACGAATGTGTTATAATGTCAGTATACACTTATAAGAAAGGGGTGAAGGCATTATAAGCACAAAAAATACAAATAACAGAAACTATGAAATTAATCAGTATTCAGTAGTATGGATAGAAATACCAGAAGAGATGGCAATGCCTCACTTGCAAGCTGGAACTAGACCGTATGTGGTTATATCAAATAACAGATGTAATAAGTACAGTCCTATAGTAACAGTGATTCCTATTACAACCCAAAACAAAAAGTCATTGCCTACTCATTATACACTTAGCGAGTCAGAAATAGAATACACAGGATTAGATAGAGAATCAACAATACTTGGAGAGTCTATAACAGCAATAAATAAAGACTTAATATTAAGTAAAATAGGAGAGCTGCATGACTTAACAAAGAGGAGTGTTACTAATGTGATACGAACACAATTAGGTATGGCATAGCCCATATTTTTATTTCAAACATAAAAGTTCAGTTTTTTCACGAAGCCAGTTGACAAAAATGAAAGTTCATGTTACTATTTGTCTGTTGTACTAAGACAATAGTGAGTGGGGATTAAGAAATGTATAATGAAGCACAAAAGAACGATTATTTAGGATATGCACATAATAAGAAAAGGGCAAAAGAACTATTTGAAAAATTAGCCAAAAAAGAAGAAGAGTTGAACAAAGATATATGTATGATGAACTTGGACGAAATAATGGAGTGTTTATTATCAATGTCCACCGTATATAATGCAATCATTGCAAAAGTGGACATAGGTAGTTATCTGGAATGGTGTGTAATCAAAGATATAATTGTGGGGAATTGTATATTATCATTGACGAATATGACAATAAAATCGACTTATTTTCGTGAAAAAGAAGAATTTTATATATCTAAAGAATATTATGATGATTTGATTTTAAAACTTACACAATCACCATATGGGGTCTACTGGACAAGCTTTGTAATGGCTATGTATGAAGGTATTAGTGGTGATAATTTTGACAATCTTATACATCTGAGGCTGCGAGATATAGACAGAAAAACTAATACGATAAAGCTATGTAACGGAGCAACTGAAAGCGTGTCTACTTCGTTAACCACGATGTTAGTACAAACATCGCAAATTTCGGAAATCACGGTTAATTTTAGAAAAAAATTGGTGTCATCATTATATGCAGATTCAGTTTGGAATTTTTCAATGACAGATATAACAGAAAAGAAGGCTAAAGATACTTTTGGTAGATGGTTGCGCATAATGCGAGACGTGTTTGAAGAGCCGAGGATAACAAAGTATAGTATAGAGCGAAGTGGTTATTTTAATATTAAGTTAGATCAACTTTTCGATGGTGGTATGACAAAAGAAGAACTGGTAGATATGTGTTATTCTGAGAAGGCAAAAATTAATAGCAGATATTCAGAGTTTTTTGAAGATGGGGATGACAATGCTGGGGTAAAAGTAGACAGTATGCGAAAATTTATTTACAGCTACCGGTCTTTTCTTAATCAAATATAGTAAGTAAATTCAAGCTCTCCATTGCGAGAGTTTGGGCTTACGGTAAAAAGTACAGTTATTTTACAAAAATAAAATGAAAAATAAAGGAGATTCTATGAGTATTAGGGAAGATATTATACCAGTCGAAGACGAAGTAACAAAGGAGGTTTTATACTTTATAGTTTCGAAACAATACTTACTTGATAAATTGGATACGCTGGTTAGTGTGGATGAAAGAGGCGTGGTTGGATCTGAAGAACTAAAGGGTAGAATAGAGGACTCTGAGAAGATTGAATATTATCCAGATGATGATTGGAGATTGGATATATATAACATTTATGAAGAAGGAATAATACATAGGATTACACAGGTTATTGATTTACAAAAGGAATAAGAAGGAGGTTGATAATACCATAGAAATTACTAAACTTAGATACAAAGAAAGAACCATCATCGAGTTGGCGCTCTAGGTTCTTTCCTCTGAATGACTAATATTGCCTCTGAATGAGGCGTTATTAGACCTAACCAGAAATGGTTAGATTCATATTGTAACAAAATTAAAACAACCAGTCAAATAGGAGCTGGTAGAAAGGATATTCTATATGGGCTTGGAGCATTTAAAAGAAGGAACAATCGTCAAGGTAAAGAGTTTGAAATATAAACACACTGTAAGTAAAACATACAAGCACACACTAAATTGCACTGGCGTAATCATGCGAAATGGAAGTGGATCTATTGGAGTTGAACTAGATGGTATGGAAAATTCAAGTAGTAGTTATGGGTGGTTTTGGTTTGAAGCATCAGAGCTAAAAGTAATTGAAGAAAGCAATCAAAAAGGAGGAAATGGAATGGGTAAATTAACAGGATTTGAAAAGGTAGCAGTGTTAAAAGGTAACTATGATAAGGAGTACCATTTTGCACTATACGACGACACAGTTGAAGAAGGTGATTTGGTATACAGCAATAATGGAAATGCCAGTGAAAAGGTGTTTAAAGTACATAGGGTTTTAATGCATGAAGAAGCGTTAGAAGAAAATCCAAAACTAAATATTTCAAAAGAAGTTATTTGTAAATTAGATACATCTGCATATGATGCAAGAGTTAGAGAACGTGAAGTCGCCAAGGAAAAAGAACAGAAGAAAAGAACATTGAAAGCTAAAATGGATAGTATTGCAGATGATCTCGTTAAAGATGAGTTTTACCAGAAGTTAGCAGAATCATCAGGAAATTCGGAACTAAAGAAATTACTGGAAGAGTACAACAATATTTAAAAAAGAGGGCTTATGGATATTAAAGTAGGAGATAGAGTGGAAATTATAGGAGATCGAATAGAAGAGACGCAAGGAAAACTTGGGATAGCTGGTGTTTTTGATAAATGTGATGATATGGATGTAATTGGTGTTTAGTAGACGAAATGACAGCCCATTATACCAACAGCGGCATGTACTGGTATACGAAGGATGATTTAAAAGTTATAGCAGATGAAGAAAATATGGCTTTTTCAGTAGTCTTGTCACGCCAAGCAGTGATGGAATACATGGAAGAAAATGAATAAGAAAAGGAGAAAGAATTGTACAAGAATGGCAACAAGCGAATCAAGAGGAATTAATGAAGGCGATTGATAATATGAAAAGTGGCATGATTGAAAATGACCCAGTGGTATCAGAGGTTACAAAACGTGTTGGTGAGATTAATGAGTATATTAAGACCGTGGACGATGAAGTTTCTCAGCAGATTGAGTTTTCTAAATACGTGTATGTTACAGGTACAACAGAAGAGCTGTTGGATAAATTAGAAGAAAAGGAAAGTTTAATTTCTTCGGAGATTAAGAAAACTGCTCGTAGAACCATTCTTCTATTGGGTATGGGCAGCACATATGAACAGAGGATGGATGTATTAGAAACAAAGGGAATTATTAATAGCGGTTTAGATATTAATGTGTTTGTAACAGAAGAATACGTTGAGAAGTTTGGTGAATGATTTGAACGAAAACTGTAGAAAAAACTTATCAAAGTAATGGAATTAAACGACGAAGCCATTAATAAATTAGACAAAGCAGTTGAAACAGGCGATTTAAAATATCAAACACCCATCACATATGATTTAGTATTTGATCGGATGCAGATGGGATATTCACTAGATGAAGCTATAAAATTGACTGGCTTAACAGGTGTATATTGTATGATTAGCGGCAGGGTTGATGCATATGAATTGAGGGACTTATGTAGGCTGTTACGTGTGAGTCCTTTAAAGATGCTTGAAATATAGTACCAAAGTGCAATTCTATGGACGTTTTAAAACAAGAAAAGGAGAAGAAAACAATGGGATTTATGGATGTAAAAGAAAAGCTACAAAAGAACTTTAAAATTATGGTGCAAGACATAAACCACCTTTTTGAAGTTGAAGTAGACAAAGAAGAAATGTGGAATCTATATTTAGATAGTTTTCCGGCGGGAACTAATGAAATATTTAGAGAAAGAAGAGAGCATGATTGTAGTTGTTGTAGACAATTTATCAAGAATATCGGTAATACTGTTGTGATTAAAGATAATCAAATTAAGACTATTTGGGATTTTGATATTGACGAAAAAACTTACACATACAAACCGGTCTTAAAAGCATTGTCGGATTATATTAAAACTAGAGCAGTATCAAACATTTACACAAGCAAGTTTAAGAAAATCGGCACTGACCATAATCACGAATTGTATGAAGGTGAGACCATTAGATGGGAGCATTTCTATTTAGAATTACCTGGTAAATTTGTTGATAATAGTGGCAGGTCTATTGGCGATATTCAAGGTTCATATCGTGATACGAAGAATGTGTTTAAGCGTTCACTAGATGAAATTTCAGAAGATAGTGTTCTTACTGTATTGGAATTGATTGCTCAAAAATCATTATATAAAGGTGATGAGTGGGAACATGCTTTGAAAGAGTTTCTTCAATATAAGAAAGAATATGACGAACTCACCGAAGAAACTGAGAAAAATAATTTCGCATGGGAACAATCTGTAAAAGCTGGAACTGTAATTGGAAGAATCAGAAATCATAGTATAGGTACATTATTAGTAAACATCAGCGAAGATATGGATTTAGACACAGCGGTTAAAAAGTATGAAGTTATTGTAGCGCCTACCAATTATAAAAGACCTAAAGCAATTTTCACAAAGAAGATGTTGGAAGACGCTAAGAAAACTATTGAAGAATTAGGATACTTAGATTCACTGAAAAGAAGATATGCCACATTAGATGACATAACAGTAAACAATATTCTGTTCTCTAATAGGGATGCTGCAAACAGGATTTCCGGTGGTGATGTCTTTGATGATATGTTGGGCGAAGTTGCTGTTAATCCTAAGAAGTTCTCTAAAGTAGAAGAAGTGGCGATTGAGGATTTTGTGTCAGATATTCTGCCTACCACTAAAGAAATCGAAATACTACTAGAGAATAAACATGCCTTAAATATGGTATCTTTGATTGCGCCAGAAGTATCAGATAGTAAAACTATGTTTAAGTGGGATAACAATTTTGGATGGGCTTATTCTGGAAATATTACGGATAGTAATATGCGGGATAGAGTTAAATCTGCTGGAGGAAGCGTGGAGGGAGAGTTGAGATTTTCTATTCAGTGGAACGATGTTGAAAAGGACAGAAACGATTTAGATGCTCATTGTATTGAACCTAGAGGAAATGAAATTTATTATGCAAGTAAATCGAACTATAGGACTTCGGGCGTTTTAGACGTGGATATTCAATATCCAGAAAGAGAAGTAGCTGTTGAGAACATCACATGGAGTAACCGTAATAGCATGGAAGAAGGTGTGTATAAATTCTTTGTACATAACTATTCTCATAATGGTGGACGCAGTGGTTTTAGGGCAGAAATTGAGTTTGATGGTCAAATTTACTCGTTTGAATACAATAAAGAGTTGAGAAGTAATGAAAATGTTCATGTAGCCGAAGTTACATTCAGTAAAGAAACAGGATTTACAATCAAAGAAAAACTCCCATCAAATATTTCATCAAGAGCAATTTGGGGATTATCTAGTAATCAATTTATACCAGTGTCAGTGATGATGTATTCACCTAACTATTGGGACGAACAAGAGGGTATTGGTCATAAGCACTATTTCTTCATGCTGAAAGATTGCGTGAACCAAGAAAACCCAAACGGTTTCTACAATGAATTTTTGAAACAAGAATTAGTAGAACATAAACGAGTGTTTGAGGCTCTAGGTGGCAAAATGGCGGTACAAGAAGTTGATGACCAGTTATCTGGAGTAGGTTTCTCAGCAACCAAAAGAAATGAATTAGTAGTTAAAGTAAAAGGACAAACAGAAAGAACAATTAAAATTAAATTTTAAGGAGGAGTAAAATTATGAGTATTGAAACAGGGAAATTATTTGAGGTAGCAACGAAAAAGAAATTCAGATTTGCATTTAAAGGATTAATCACTACAGAGGATTTGTGGGATTTATCTGTAAAAGATTTGAATGTGATTTTCAAGGATTTAAACAAACAAGTTAAGCAGACTGAGGAAGAAAGTTTATTGGATATTCCAACAGAAAAAGATACAGACCTTGACAATATGCTTCGTATTGTAAAATACATTGCTAGTATCAAGTTGGCAGAAATTGAAAATGCGAGACAGGCTAAGTCTCGAAAAGAGAAGAAAGAAAAAATCATGTCAATTATTGCATCTAAACAAGATGAAGCACTTGAAAACAAATCTGTAGATGAATTGATGGCTATGTTAGATGAGGATGAAGGGTAGGTAACTACCTCCTAAAACAAAGTGTGAAAGTGAGGATATGATTTTGAGTAGAAAATTAGCAAGTATTAGGACAATCACAGATGTGCTGCCAATTGAAGGTAGAGACAGAATTGAGTTAGCAGCTATTGACGGGTGGCAAGTAATTGTAAAGAAAGATGAATTTCAAATTGGTGACAAGTGTATCTATTGTGAGATTGATTCAGTATTACCAGAGAAAGATGAGTTTGAATTTCTCAGAAGTAAAAAGTTCAGAATTCGCACAATGAAAATGGCGGGAGTTATTAGTCAAGGGATTTGTTTTCCAATGAGTATGTTACCAGAAGGCAAATATGAAGTTAATGATGATGTTACGAAGTTGATGGGCGTAACTCAATACACTGGAACAATGGACATTGAAACAGATGTAAATTTACATAAAGCTAAAAAGAGATACCATAAATTTTTGATGAGAATGGGTTGGTTTAGAAAATTAGTATTACCTAAAAAGCAAGCAAAAGGGTTTCCTAGTTTTGTATCAAAGACTGATGAAACAAGGATTCAAAACGCACCGTTTTATTTAAAGAGCGAAAACGAATGGGTGGCTACCGAGAAGTTAGATGGACAGAGTGGTACATTTTTTGTTAAGAAGGTAAAAGGCTTAGTTAAGAGCAAATACGATTTTGGTGTGTGTTCTCGAAACCTACGAAAATTTAAAGAAGATAACTCGTCGTTTTGGAGTGTGGCTAAAAGGTATGGCATTAAAGATA